CCTTTTTAGCGTACTGCTCGAATGAGTACTCCACTGCTGGAGTGATCTCGCCTTCTAGTACGCTTCCATCTGTACGAACTATCTTTAGTCTTGCCATGGTTTGCCCCTTTGTTAGTTTCTTACGCTGTTGTTACTGCGATTGTACCTGATACATTCCAAGTTACGCTCTGAGTTGATAGGTCTGCAACTGCACCATTTACAGGTGTGATGTTATTGACCAAGCATGTCATTGTGTAAAGAGGGTTAGTAGCTGATACAGCAGCAGATGTCTGCTTGAATGTGACAACTGTGTTTGTTCCCCATGTTGCCTGAAGTGTCTGAAGTGTCTTAGCTGTTGCTTCATCGTTCAAGAAGTCGATTGAAATGCTTGATGCTTCCAAGCCCTTCACGAAACGATGACCTTGATCGCCAAGTGCTGTGACCTCAAGCTCGTCAAATGCTCGGTTAATTGTTACAGATGTAACTAGTGTTGAGAGATCTACCGCATTAACAGTTAGAACTCCAGTATTTGCTAAATAAACTGCCATTTGGATTATTCCTCTTCTTTCTTAGTTACTGGCTTTGGTGTTGGTGCTGCTGGCGCAACTTGCCCGATCTTTTCGAGAAAGGCTGCGTTTTCTTTTTCCCAATCGGACATTCTTAACTCCAACTCGTTAGGATACTTACGGACATCTCGCAACTGAGCAGATCGCCTGATGCAGCATTGAGAATACTTGGTGCGCTGACTGCGCCCACATTACAGACTAAAGATGATGCTGCAAGAAGTGCGAACACGCTACAAACAGTATCTTCAATCCCGTTAAGATTGCCTTCGTTATCGAACAAAGGTACAGTCATAACAATCTTAAAGTTAGCCATGGGTGCAACTGAAATCTGTTTATTGTTATTAGGTGTCAGATAAGGATCATCTGGAGACACGATCACAGAGTTAGCAAGAACTGTTGCAGGTGGAAAGGCGAAGGTCTGCCACTTAGCATTGTTTACTAGAGCAGTTGCCAAGGTGGTTCTAAGAGTGGTTATGGCTACTGGCATTAGCCCACCATTGAATTAGGGCTCAGCGCGTGTGCGATCAATCCTCTTACCTTAGCGAGTAGCTGTGCGCTCATTCGATAAGGTGAGGGCTGGAAATCAACAGCATTAGAACCTGAGAGAGTAGCGGTTCTTGCTTGCCAGATTTCAACAGCGATCATCAAAGCTGCTTGCTGGATTGCCATGTCTAAAGCCCAGTCCACATAAGTGTCTGCTGAGACTGTGCCAAAAGGTTGGACTGGATGCTCTACTGCTGGCACATTGTTATTGCCTGTGATGTTATAGGTGATGTTGTAATCGCCTACTCCAGTGAGAGTCTTTGATCCATTGTGCTTAGATCCGTTGCCAGTGATAACTACTGTCTGACCTACATAGAAAACTTTTTCTACTTTGTCCTCAAAGTAAAGAGTGCCAGTAGTGGCTGTGTTGCTGTGTGCAATGTTGAAATAAGAGTTAGTCCAGAGCATAGGCAGTAGAACTGCATCGGTTGCATCACAGACTTCTTGAAGGGTGGCATCTGGGTACAGCGTACCGACTCCGAGAGTGCTGCGGAGTTCTGCGACTGTAGTAAGTGCCATGATTTCCTTTCTAAAGACTCTAGAGGGTCAGAGGGCTACTGACCCCCTAGAGCGTACTTAGTTACCTATTTTTATTAAGTTAGGTTGAACTTACGAACGCCCTTACCTGACTTAGCAAGATAGATTGCTAGGTATCCGTAAAGGTTGATCTCGATTTCGCCTGTTGTCAAAACATTAACGCGAAGTTGTGTCTGTGGTGATTCCCAGACATATACTGAAGATGGTGCAACCAAGAACATTGAGTTATCGATTACGCCAGATGTTGTGATGTTGTGATCAACGATTAGATCAGTACCAAGAACATTTCCGCGAACAGATGAAGCTACTGCTGAACCTGAAGCGTTCTGTGTTGCGCCCTGTGCTGAGTACAATGCGCGCCCTGTTGTATCTGCGAATCCAGCGATTGCTGCCCAAGCGTCAGTCGAAGCAACTAGCTTGTTAGCAAAGTCTCCGCCTGTACCCTTGTAAGCTGCTGCGCCTTCTACAGAGATGAATGACTGTAGTCCTGCTGCTGTTGCTGCTGTTGTCGCTGCTGTTGTTCCTGCTGAAACATAAGCTGCTAGAAGTGCTGCATCTGTTGCCTTCTCGTAAGATTTACGCAACTCAGCCATCAAGAGTTCCATAAATGCAGGCTGGCTGCGATCTACGAGCTCAAAGCTCACGCGGTTGAGCGCACTGAACTTGTTGATGTCAATCGTGTCATAACTTGAGGTCATCCCTGTTTCAGATGGTGCAGCACCTTCGTTAGTATCTGCAGTTGTTGGTGCAACGTTTGCTGGATCTGCATTGGTATAAAGACGAGGAACAGTGAAGCTCATGCCACTTGGTAATAGAGCTGATCTTGTTGCTGCCTCAAATGCTGGACGGCCAGTAAATGTGTCTGTGATAAATGTGTCTAGGTGTGGTGCAAGTGTAAGACCTGTGTTTGTTGATGTTGAGTCATCGGCTGCGCGAACTACGCGGCGTGCTTCGTCATCACCAAGAGCTGCCTTGATGTTTGCTTCTAGGTACTGTGCTGATGTAATTGGTGCTACGCGCTCGCGCACGAATGTAGTTGCTGTCACTACAGTTGGGCGAGCAGCTTCAACCGCTGCTGCTTCTACTGCTGGTGCTGCAACTGTCTCTGGAGTATTCTCCACAGCTGTCTCGCTTTCTGTTGGTGTGATTTCTTCTTCTACGACTTCTGGAGTTTCCTCAGCCGCTACATCAATAACCTGAGCAGACTTAAAGGCTGGCTCTGTTACTAATGAAACCTCTAGCAATCGGGCTGCTGATACGAACATCACATTTCCCTTTTGCTTTGACTTAATTACTTCTACGCCTACTGATAGACCTGATTGCAATCCTTCTTCTGCAAGGATTAAAGCTTCTGAACCACGATTAGATTTTGAGACTTTAAAAGAAGCGTAAATGCCATCTTCTTGCTCTGTGAACTGTGTGGCTTTTCCTAAGGGTTGGCGTGAATCATGCTGATTAAGAAGTCGCACAGTCTTAGGATCTTCTGGAAGTGCGATTGCGCCCTTCTCGAATACGACCTTACCTGCTGAAGTGTTGCCGACTTCGCCTGTGCCTGCTGGCACGATCTTGCCTGAGATTAAGCGTTCTTCAACATTGGCAATAAGCCCAGCTGTGAAAGTGATTACTTGGTTTTCCATTATTCGAGTCCTTCGCTGCCGTTAGGTGTTAAATCTTCCATCTCCATGGCTTGCTCAACTGTGATCAAGCCCAGAGATAACATCTTTTCAATTACTAGCAATCGCTCCATTGGTTCAGTTGCTAAGAATGATGAATCAACATCAAAGCGAACTGCATTTCCGCGAGCAGTAATGTCATCCATTGAGAGACGATCTTGAATCGCATTTACATAAGGCGCAAGGCTCATCGAGAAGAATTGCTTGCGCTCATCAAGCACATTTGCATAAGTCATCGATGTGTTGGCTTCCGCGCTGAGAAGGTACGCTGGAATTGAGCATAGTCGAGCAATTTCAGTTGCTAGGAACTGCTGTGCTTCGTCATACATCATATCTTTTGGAGAGAATGATGTTGGCTGGTATTCCAAAGTAGAAGTTAGATAAGCAGTGCTGCGATTGTTGCGAGCATTCTTCCATGCTGCAAGAAGTCCAGCGATCTCTTTAGGATCTAGGTCTGCGCCATTGTTGCGAAGGACTCCAGATGGCATTGGTGTGCTTGCTGATAAGACTGCTGCTTTACGAAGATCGATTGCAGCTCTAATTGTTTCAGATCCGCGTTCTAAGATGCCTTCATCAAATGATTGGAAGGTAACAATTGAACCAAGACCTGACATCGGTACGGCAACCGCATCGATAAAATACTGAGTGACAGTCATGCCGTAAAGGTCTGTGGTAAATGTAACTTTTACATTAGGTATCCATTGGAATCGAGATGGTCTGCCATCTTCTGCATAAACTTCTGTAACTTGCCAGTAAGCCACGCCGTACATCATCAATGAATCAACAGTCCACGCCATTGTTACAGAGCGCGGCTGGTTAAGTGCTGGCTGATCAACCCAAATTGGATTGCCTAATTCTTCACCTGTGGACTTGCGATAAAGGTTAAGAGGTAGTCCACCGATAACGCCTGAAAGTAAATTACGGCATCGAGCTACAGATGGAACAGACATCGCTTCGTTGCGAGAGACTCGCGGAAGGATGTAGTTGTAAAGTGAGTTTAAATTCTCACCCATAATAGAAGGGGCATATTGCGCTAAAAGCGATGAACGCTTATCTTCAGAGATTGCTTCAGTTTTGCGAAATAGACCCATAGACAAATACTATACCATTTGTCAAGTTAATACACAATGTGCTATGGGTGTGTCTAACCATAGATCTGTGGCTTAGGCTGTGGAATCATCAACTTGCTTACTGCCATTGCAATGCCAATGGGTGCGCTTATGTCTCCAGCAGACTTTCGCTTAATGATGCGCCACGCGCTGTCATTGACCTTAGCTGCACAATTGTTCATCTGCTGTATGAACTCAGCCTGTCCATTGTGAACTACTCGATGATTGACCAAGCCTTCTAGTAAGTCTCCACATGCTTTATAGAACTGCTGTCCAGAGACATCTTCCACGATCACGCCAGAATTGGAAAGCCTGTCCGCAATAGTTTGTGTGGCGTACTTGTCAAAGCAGACTAGGCGAGGCTTATATATGTCACACCATGCCTTTATACTTGCCGCCATCTTTAACTCATCGATGGCAACCTGAGAGCTGTAAGTTTCCAGAATACCGATGCCGATCCGTCCATCTGGAAGCAATTGACCAGCAATAAGCGACCCATTGCGCCTACTAGGACTGACATCAAAGCCGAATACTGTGTAAGCACCAACAGCCATCTCTAGCTCAGAGTCAGATGTTTCTTCTAAGATGCCATGCGGCCATGGACTACTTAGCGAGTCGATCCACTGGCAAAGAGTCTCAGTGCGAGTGTTTTCAATCGGCGAAGTAGCAATCGCTTCCTCAATCGCTTCCTCTGTGATGGTGTATCCCAAAGAGGGGTTAGCCAAAGCCCATGCATCGCGGTCAGTTATTTTACAATATTGAGGTGCCGAGTATTCGTAGAAGCCAAAAGACTTTGGTGGGTAGTCGATGGCTCGTTCTCTGAGGTCATTGAGTACAGTCGAGAAAGCATCTCCTGCATTGGAGGTAAGTAGCGTTTGAGAGTTTGGGTGAGCTCTAGTCGTAGGAGTAGCAGCTCTGAATCCATCTTCTGTGATTTCTCGGACTTCATCGATGTAGAGCAGTCCATTGACTGAGCGTCCACGAGATCCATCTCTAGTCGCTGCCACAACATCAAGCCTTGCTCCAGATAGCATCTCAATTGACTCTGTGCCATTAGCGTGTCGTATTTGCTTAACAAATCCTTTGAGGTGGTCATTTGTCTCCAATAGGTGAGTGACTTGTCTGAATGTGTCTAGTGCCATGCTTCTGTTCGAGCTCATAATAAGCACATTGGTATTCCACTTTATAAGGTGTGCAAGTATCAGCATTCTCGCTAGGTGGGTCTTGCCGTTCTGTCTGGCTACCAATATGAGGTTTGTCTTACGAATCCACATGCCTTTCTTGTCCACAGTAAGCATGTCCTTCAACACGAACTCTTGCCATGGCATTAAGTCCATCTTCACGATAGCGCATAGGTCTTTTACATCTTGCAGCTTGTTTTCGCCTTTGAGAAGTGGACTGTGAAGCCTCGGCTTGGTTGCCCCTCGTAAGGCTTTGGACTTCTTGGGTTTAGTTGTCATTGATTTGGATTAGGTCGGGTCTTAAACGGACTGTCCAGCATCGTCTCGGACTGCATCGGGGAGGTATAGGTTGAAAAGACAGGGGGGGTAGCCGCTTGTGCTAAAAAAACCCCATCATTCTTTACACCTTTTCTCAGGTTACAGGACTTACACAGCACCCTTAGATTATCAAGGCTATGGTCTCCACCTACCTTGCGAGGAATGACATGGTCAATGTGCATCTCACCCTCATCTGTGCCACAGATCTGGCACATGCGACCATCACGCTTGAACACGCGTTCACGCTGTTCGCGGTAACGCCTAGAGTTCAACTTATCTAATGCCATCCTTTAGCCTTCCAATGATTCAATGCAATACAAGGCTCACCATAACGATGACCAATATAGTTAAGACCCCACTGTACCTGCTTATATCCATTAACCCTAGCAAGGTATTGGCTGCGCCCTTGAGGAATACCATGGTGTGATCCATTACGAGCTTCTGGTCTCCAGTTAGATTCCTTTGTATAGAGTATCTCTAAGCATTTATATTCTTTATAGTTATAACCTAATTGATGTAAAGCAAATTCTTTATATGTTACATATTGCTTTGGTTTAGATCCACCTGCATCAGGCATTATGCATAGAGCTATCCCAATAGCTACTAGCACCCCGCGAGCTACGCCCCTAAGGGGCTCGCGGTGAGCCTTTGAGAGGCTCTGCTGTGTTAGCGTACCAGATGATGGAAGCACATTATTAAAAGTCCTGCTCAGAAGGCGTGTCGCTTTCATTGTTTCTCCTTATTGTTACCCTGTGGATAACTTCTGTGGATAACTATTTGTCGGTCGAGTAGAAGCCCTTGCCCTTAAAGTGTGTAGGTGCAGCAGCTATAACTTTAACCATAGGCTCATTGCAGTAAGTACATGGGATCATTGGTCTGTCGTACCATCCATGGGTAATCTCTTGACTGAGATTGCATTGTCTGCATGTGTAGTCGTAGGCTGGCAAGTTAAGCACCTCTGTATCATGTAAGACCCACAGCCTGTGCAGCGGTCAATGTCTGCCTCTGTGGGTTCGCTAGTAAGATGACCATATTTAAGTTGAAGTAATGGTAAGAGATCCTCTAAACGGATGATGGCGGCATACTCACGCGCATCTTCACCTTGTCCGTTGAGTCTAATAACTCCGAAGCCCAATTCCCCCGAAATGACTGTCCGAGCTTTCAATTGCTTTATGTATGCAAGAGGTTGAAATCCAGCGCGGGCTTTGACTTCAACATCGAACGGCACATTAACAATATCCTTACCATTACCCCTTCCCACACATGCGCCTTGCCATACAGTCGATAGGTACTGTGCGACAACGCGCTCTGTGCGGAAACCTCTGTGCTTCCTTGCTTGACTAGCCACGATACATCCCTGCTATGTAACCTG